AGTGGTCGCGTGGCGACAGCAGGCTGATTATGTATGCCGCTGGTTTGGCAAGGGTCGTATGATCCTGGTCGAGGGTGAGATGACAACGCGCCGTTACACCGATAAGAACAACATTGACCGCGAAGTATATGAAGTGGTAGCGGATCGTCTGAGTTTCACGGGGGAAAAGGTTAAGCAGGCATCAGACAGCGGATATTATCCGGACGAGCCGCCCAGCACTCCTGCTCCACCATCGGAGCAGAGTGCATCAAAGGAATACAACAAAGACGATTACGAACAGACAGACGACGATTACCCGTTCTGATATCGAACGGGCGCAGAAAGGACCTTACACATGATTGAAAAAGCAATAGAAAAACTGAACACCGAATACACAGTAAGCGAAAAGGGCTTTGACAGATACGGAAAAGTAGTCGGCGCACCAGTAAGAGATGCGCTCATCAGCTTCTGCAGGCAGAACGCTGAGTTTGCTCAGGCAGTGGTCGAGACGTCGGCTACCTTTGCGGATTGCATTAAGGCTATAATGCACAAAGCAGGAGTGGCACTGTCGGATATGGAGACTTACAGGCGCGCCGCGGATTTTTATTTCAAGGGTGCAAAGATCAGCTTCACTATGACAATAGATCTTGGCGATAATGGCTTCAGCAACGAGCAGACAGTGCAGAAGTCAGCGGCAAAGAAGATCGATCTATCGCTTGATGATCTTCTGGGATTTTGAGGTGCGGGATGAAAAAGGAACGAAAAGAAGAACTTTTGAAAGAGTTTCCACCTGTGCCTGATGATATTATCAAGAAGATGTCGCAAGGCAGATTCGCCCACAACTACGCCGTTATGCTGACTCGCGGAAACGAGCTGTTTGTGCGGTGCTTTCACAAGTATACAGGGAAAGCACCGCTGATAGAGCGCCAGCGCTTTGTGTTCGCCAAAGACGGCTGTTGCCGATATGGCTCATATCGCGGTAAAGAATGGGCTATAAGGACAGAATTCAGAGAGCCTGTGTTTTGCGCGGCGAGTTACGGATACAATTTCGACAACTCTTATTCAGTGCTAAACATGGAAGCTGTAAAGAAAAGCTGTATGAAATACTCTTGCGCTGAACAATATAACGGCACTCTGCTGATGGAGTATCTCCAGCTGTATTGCAAGCACCCGAACGTCGAATATCTCATGAAAACAGGATATGATCATTTGGTGGAGGAACGCGATGTCGGTTATTACTGGAGTGTGCGCAAAACACTAGGTACACATCCTAATATCAACTGGAAAAGCAACGATCTGCTTAAAATGCTCGGCCTTAACCGCACGGAGTTCAAGGCACTTAAAGGAAATGAAGGTTGCTATGACGATTATCTGAACTGGCGTGAGAAGTTCCCACGATATACGCCCGAAGAGTTGATTGCTGTATCGCGAGTTTTCAAAAGCGAGTGCGGCACAGCTGATAAGTTATGTAGGATAACAGGTTTGCGGTTAACGCGCCTTGCAAGGTATTTAAGTGAGCAGGAGGTGCGTTCGCGGGATTATTCCGACTATCTCGACCAGTGCCGTTTGCTGGGTTATGACCTGCACGATACCGCGATATCCATGCCACGCGACTTTGAGGCGATACATACCCGACTGTCTGAGATGATAAGTTACAAGCAGAACGAGGAAATGAACAAGTTATTTGAGGAGCGTTATGCCGAGCGCAAAGCGCTTGAGTACAGAGGCGGCGGTTTGCTGATACGTCAGCCCGAAACACTTGCGGAAATCGAGGCAGAGGGCAAAGACCTGCACCATTGTGTAGGCGGCTACGGCAAGCGTCACGCGCAGGGAACGCTCCACATAATGTTCATCAGACGAGCCGATAAGCCAAACGAAGCCTACTATACTATGGAGCTTGGTCTGCATGGTGAGATACGGCAGGTGCGCGGGTTGCGTAACTGCGAACCGAACAAGAAGGTCAAGGCGCTGATAGAGGAGTACAGGCAGTATCTTGACAGCATATTCAATGAGGACAGAAGATCTAAAAAGCACAAAAACAAAGTGCTGGTGGCGGCAAATAAAGAAACGGCGGTCACCGCGTGAAAGGGGATCACTACATGAACAACAACGAAGTGAAGTCTGTACTTGAACAATATCGGGATGCAGATAAGCACATAAACCTTGCTAACAGGCAGCTTGAGGATATATCAGCGGCAACAGGCTTCATTCCGTTGTGTGTTGTGGAGGAGCAGGAACGTCTGAAAAGCAGGCTTACGCAGCTCATGAGCTTGAAAATATCGGTCAGACGCGCACTGGAACGTCTGGATAAGACCGAGGCTGATATTATTCAGCTTCGGTCGATCGAGGGTTTAGGCTGGATCAAATGCGCCTGTACCGTAAGTTATTCGATAAGGCAGGCACAGAATATTCACAAACGAGCGCTGCGGAAACTTGGCGTCTTTTTGGAACAAGAAGGAACATCAGATCATGTAAACGGCGAGGAAATTACATTGTGATGTGCGATTTCCAAAACTGCGCAGAAAGGGCTTTTTTCAAAACAAACGAATATCAAGGAGTTGTATTATGACAAAATCAGATAATTCTTCAAGAAAAGCGGCAAAAGAAGCCTATGTCAGATCCAAGGGCGGTGCTTCAAGCCGCGAGCTTGCTGCGCAGTTCGGTGTCGCTGTATCTACTATAAACAGGTGGAAAAAGGCTGATGACTGGATGGGCGCTCTCAAGAAGAAAAAGCGCGGCGGTCAGAGTGGAAACAAGAATGCTGTGGGAGCAGGTGCGCCGCTCCGCAACACCAACGCGCAGACGCATGGGGCCTACAGCAAGGTCTATCTCGACCAGCTCCCCGCGGAACAGAAACAGCAGCTGGAGGAGATCGATAGGATGACTACTGCCGAAAAGCTGTCATTTGAGCTGCAGCTGTTGTATGCAAAGGAGTTCGATCTCACTGAGAAGCTTAAGCTGTATGAGAATATCGTGGATGAGGGCGAGGTGATAGAGTCTACATACATCGATAAGATCGTTACTTCTGAAAGCTCCAACGGACACAGCGAGACCTATATAAAGGTCAGCGGCTTTGAGCGCCGCGCTAAGCTTGAAACACAGCTCAGCCGTGTGCATGGGCGTATCCTAAGGCTGTTGGATTCGATAAAGGCTCATGAGAACGAGCAGAAGCGTTTCGCGCTGGATGAAAAGAAGTACAATCTCATGCGTCAGAAGATAACAGGTCAGTTCACACTTGAAGTGGACGACGATACAGGTGAGATCGTCGATGATCTTGACAGTGATGACAATAGCGAGTAATGGCTTTCATAAGGTACTGTGGCGGTTCCTTAGGGGGTGCGGGTCCGCCGAGCCCCACGATATGGCTAGATATGAAAAATTTTTTTCCGTTTCCGTTTGGCAGCGGCAAATTTTCGGTGGAGGGGTATATGGGTAAGAAGGTGCTTTATAGCTCCAAGGCGGTGGCTTCGGTGTTATGTGTCACAGAACGTCGTGTGCGACAGCTTCGTGATGATAAGATAATATCCGAGTATTCACAGGGGCTGTATGATCTCATTCCGACGGTGAGGAACTACATTCGTTTCATCACGCATGGCGAGGGAAATGCAGACAGCGCGGTGGATCTCATCAAGGAGAAGGCGCTGCTTATGCGTGCGAAGCGGCAGAACGAGGAATTTGATCTTAATCTTAAAGCAGGTAAGCTGCACGAGAGCGAGGAGATCGAGCTTGTCATGAATTCAATGCTTATGAATTTCCGTTCAAGGCTGATGGCTATTCCGACAAAGGCGGCTCCTGTACTCGCGGAAAAGACAAACAAGGCAGAGATAAACGACTATCTCACAAAGCAGATCAAGGAGGCACTTGAGGAGCTGTCGGATTTCGATACAATGTTCTCCGACATCATTGCCGCCGAGGAGGATGGAGATGAATAATACAATCACTATCAACGATTGTGCTGTTATACTGCAAGGCAAGAATGTCGATAAGGCAAAGTTGAATGACGAAGGCAACGGTATTCCCTACATTGTCGGAGCTTCCTGTCTGCAGAACGGGCGGCTTAGCTGCAAATCGTATTGCAAAGAGACAGATAAACAGGTGATATCACAATTGGGTGATGTGATAATCTC